GATCTGGCGCAGGTCTTCAATTGATGGCTACTAACTATTCAACTTAAATTTATTAAAATTATAATGTAAATAATTACAATATAATTTATCTTTTAAATCCTACTATAAGATTTAATCCACATAAAGATACAGCAATTGCTTGTAAGGCATTTCTAATTAGTGTAAGTTCTTCTACTATTATATGATTATTGTTATTGTTAGAAAATTTTCTAATTCCATTTATTTTGACATTGTTATTTATTAGCCTGTGAAACATTTGAGTATATATAAATATAGTCAATTCTTTAAGTATTTATCCATTCTACTTTAATGAATTTTTCATACACAATATAGTCTACAAATTTGCTGTACAAATATTTCTCAAAATAACGCTTGCTTACTACAAACTTCATAGAATTTACAGTGCAATAACTTTGATAATAGCAATAAATGTCATCAAATGATATAAGAGATAATTTATGTTCAGTTTTGATAGTATTTTTAATATAAGGTAATGCATTATTAATATCTGCAACCTTATCCCATAAGCTAGAAGTAATATTTAAAACAAATTTGTCTTCAGCTATCTCGATATTTGTAAAGAAATACTTTAAAATTTTGAGAATATATTCATCAGATAAAACTGTTTTACTCTTTGTCCATAATTTAAAGAGAGAACTGATTTCATCTATTTCAAGTTCATTTTCAAAATAATTAGAATTTGTTGTAGTTATAGTAGATTCCCAAAAAGATAAAAAATCCTTATAAAAAGGTAAATACTTGCTAGTGACTCCTATAAAAGAGTCTGATTCTTTATCATAATTTAATGATTCACATAAGAGATTTTTAAGCGTCGTTGAAAAAATTACATTTGGCATTCCAGAATTAGAGAGAAATTGTTTCCAAACAAAATGCAAATTTTTCCATTCGATTTTATATTCGTCTGATGTCTTATCAACACATTCATTAATAAACTTATTAACAATATCATTTTGTGTAATATTTTTGAGGGTATATGCATAATTTGATAACTCTTCATCAGACTTCATACTTAAAAATTTATCTGAATTTTCATATCTATTTGAATAATGCGCGGCTACACATAATAGATTAAGTCCTATTCTTTTTAACATTTCTCTCCAATAATCTTGAGAAAAATTTTCATTTATTTTTAAGAGTCTTAAATTCTCAAAATTATGATTTTCGTGATATTTAGTTATAAATCTAAATGAAGTATTATCGTTGCCAATCGATGAAGCCGAAACACCTTCAAGTTCATTTAAAAGTTGCTTCATTTTTGGTGTGACTAAGAATGTTAAATTTATATTTTTCTTAAGAATATTATCACCAATAATTGTTAAAAAATATTTGGCAGATGATTTAGAGAGAAAAATGGAAGGATATAATACATTTAGTACATTTTGAATCGTATCCGTTTCAGGAATTGATGAAAATAAATTTCTCTCTTTGATTTGTTTAATAACATTCATTTTTGTTTTATGTTTCCACTGAAGAAGCACTCTATCTTTAGAAATAGAAGAGAGAAGTTTATGAATAATTTCATCTTCTTTTACAATGAGATAATCTTTGCCATTATATTCATAAAAGAATCCGTTACCTGGTAAGTAATAATAATTATTTTTACTTAAAAATACTTGCATAAATACTTGTTGTTCTTCACTTAAATAGCTGTTAAGATTAATTCGTTTTTCGTAATTTTTGGCTTCATTTTCAAGTGTATTTGGTAGATTTAGCACAATATGATTATAAATGCGTTGTAACATATAATCATTATCTTTATAAATTTGAAAAAACTTATCTACAGAATCCAAGCACTCCATCTTTTTGTCTGTCATTTTTACTATAAGTAATTTAATTGTTTTTAAATATATTTAACTTTAAATAATATAAAATTAGATAAAGAATATAATATTTAAATGTAAACGATTCACGAGATAAAATTATTTGTATAATATATGAAAATAAACTTAAGATATCTACCAAATCTTCTTACTCGCAAAGATAGAAAAAAACAATCAAAAGAGCTAAGGAAATCTCGTCGTCTTTATAAAAAAGGAATTTATCATTCGAGACCTAAAGTTGCATCATTTAAGTCAAAAAAATCGCCCCACATAATGAAGGCGGAAAAAATGTATCACGTCAACAAAATCGGCGCTACAAATGAACTAGCAAAAGCGACAGGATGTTCTAAGAAAGCTTTAGCAAAAATCATTAATAAAGGAGCTGGCGCATATTATTCGTCAGGTTCGAGACCAAATCAGACAGCTCAATCATGGGGAGTTGCTCGTTTAGCTAGTTCTATTACTGCAGGAAAAGCGGCTGCAGTTGATTATAAAATTTTAGAGGAAGGTTGTAAACCAAAATCAAAGGCATTAACATTAGCAAAACGAGCAAAAAGAAAACACGGCCATGGAACTAGAAGAGTACCAAAAGTTAAAATGTAAATTTATCCAAATAATTGCGTTAAAATATTTAAAGACATAAGTATTTAAAGATTTTAAATTTAAGTTTAGTATACAATGTCCGCATTTCCTAATAAGAACCAAGTTATTTCATCTACCGAAGGTAATGTCCTTACCATTAAAACTGTGCAAATTGCTCCATTTAGAACACTCATGACAGCATTAAAGGATATTTTACTAGAAACTAATATCACTTTTGAACCTGATGGAATGAGAATTATTAATATGGATAAGTCTCATACCATTTTAGTTCACTTATTTTTAGCTGCACAAAATTTTGAGTTTTATGAATGTAAGAAAGATAAAATCATTATTGGTGTCAATATGTTTCATCTATTTAAACTAATTAACACCATCGAAAATGATGAGACTTTAACTATCTATATTGAAAATTCTGATTATGTTGACGGAATTGTCTCTTATTTGTCATTAAAATATGAAAATGGAGAAATTAAGCAATGTAAGACTCAAAAGTTGAGATTAATTGAGCCAGATCCAGAAGAGCTCCAATATCCAGATGTTAATTTCTCATCTATTATCAATTTGCCTTCATCTGATTTTCAAAAGATTATTCGGGATTTATCTTGTATTTCAGAGAAGCTTGAAATTAAGTCAGTTGGTAATGAATTAATATTTAAATGTTCAGGACAATTTGCCTCAGCTGAAATTCATAGAGCCGAATCAGATGGAGATAATAAATCAATGTCGTTTACATTAAAGCAAGATTCATCTAAAATTATTCAAGGTGAATTCTCTCTTAAAAATCTTGGGTATTTTATCAAATGTACAAACTTATGCCAACAAATTGAAATTTATTTGGAAAATGATTTGCCTTTAGTTGTCAAGTATAATGTTGCAAGTCTTGGCGAAATAAAACTCTGCTTAGCACAATTACCCTCATCATAAATGGTAACACATTTTTAAAACTATATAGATTTTAAAATTATGATCTTAATAACCCGAAATATTTAAATGTAAAATTATTGATAGAGACAAATAATTGGAAATAATTAATAAATAATATTTTAACATTATATATGTCAAGATATTATGCAAATTACGGTCAATATTTAGGAGCTCAAAGATGTTGTGATTTTAGAGGACAAGGACCTGTAGGACCAGCTGGACCAACCGGACCATCTGCAATTGGTCAACGAGGATTTACTGGACCTGCCGGTGCTAGTGTAACTGGGCCAACTGGTAAAGGTTGTAAAGGAGACACTGGACCTGCAGGACCACAAGGAATACAAGGATTTACTGGAGTTACTGGACCTGCAGGACCACAAGGAACACAAGGGCCACAAGGAAATACAGGATATACTGGGCCAACAGGTGCTAATATAAGTAGCATTTCAATGTTCGGCGGTGTTGCGTCTATTTCAGGTGCATCAACAGGTATAACTAGATATTTTGGAGCATATGTAGCCGGAACCACTTTAGATGTAACAGGAGAAGCTGATGCTAGAACAGTTATACCATATAATTGTATTGTTTCAAATTTTTATGTTTATTCATCAAATCCAATGACTGTTGGAACAGGTTATCAATTTACTATTAGAAAAAATGGCGCTGATACATTTGTAACTGCAACTATTAATAGTGCAAGTCAGAATGCATCTGATACAACTAATAATGCTTTATTTTTGGCTGGAGATGTATTAACAATTTCATCTAACCCAAGTGGTGGACCAACTGGAACAATAATTAGATGGACTTGTAGATTAACTTCAAATTAAATTAACTTTAATAATATTTAAATATATAAATTATTATTAAGTATGAATTTAACCAAAATACCAAGAAATATATTTCAAACATGGTCAACTAAAAAAATTTCTGATAATTTTAATATGTTATGTCAAACATGGAGAGAAAAAAATCCTAATTATGCTTATTTCTTATATGACGACGAAGATTGTGAGCAATTTATAAAAAAACATTTTGATGAAAAAGTTTATAATACATATCTCAGGATTATTCCTGGTGCATTTAAAGCTGATTTATGGAGGTATTGTATATTATATATTTATGGAGGCATATATGTAGATATAGATACTATTTGTCTAGAAAAAATAGATAAATTTTTAAATGAAGATATTGAATTTATAACGCCAATTGATTTAAATAACTGTCCATATTATGGAAAATATAATTTATTTAATTGTTTCATAGCTTCGATTCCAAAACATCCAATTCTTGAATTATGTATAAATAAAATAGTATTTAATGTGGAAAATAATATTGTTCCATTTTCTAATTTAGATTTTACGGGTCCAGGTGTATTAGGTCAATCTACCAATATTTATTTAAATTTAGAACCAACCACTTCATTTATCGGTAAAGAAGGAATAATAGAAAATAATATATATTTATTAAAATTTAAACACGATACAGAAATTGTTGAAAATACTGATAACTTAGCGTTATTTCAGAATAAGAATGGTAATAAACTAATACAAATTATTTATGAAAATGAGCTTAAAAATGTTAAACATATTGACTGGGGAACCTGCAAAAATCCCATAAAAAATTTAGAAATAAATAAATCTGAACCCACGATTGTAAGTATGTTCTATAAAATTAGAGAGAAGGAAAATATTAATTTAGACTGCTCATTAAACCATCCAATTGAAAGATATTTAAAATTTGCAGATGAATATATTTTAAAATTACCATATAATTTAATTGTCTTTACGGACAGTATTGATGTAGCAGATTATATTAGAGAAAAACGTAAAGAAAAATTGTATATTTTTAATGTTCCATTTGAAGATACACATTATTATAAACATCTTACTACAATAGTTGAACTTCAAAGCAAATTTAATATTATAAATGGTAATAGAGAACACGAAACTCCGCTGTATATAATATTGAATAATAATAAATTTTATTTTATGGAGAAGGCAATTGAATTAAATCCATTTAATAGCGAACACTTTATTTGGATTGATTTTGGTATAAATCATGTTGCAAAAAATCCTGAAAAAATTAATGAATGGTTTTTATTTATTCCAGACAAAATTAAACAACTTTGTATTAATCCATATATTGAAAATATCGATAACAAAACAATGTTTAAATATATTTATCATCATATTGCAGGTGGTTTATTTTCAGGATCAAAAGAAAATTTATTGAAATATTGTAATCTATTTAAAGAAAAAACCGAACAAATATATTCAGAGGAATGGTATCAGATAGATGAGGCTGTTATGACAATGGTTCAGAGAGAAAATCCAGACTTATTTGATTTATATTATGGTGATTATCAAGGAATTATTTCAAATTACATATCACCAATACATAATATAGATTTGATTTTAAGAGGGTCTCAAAAATGCATCGACAGTAATAAAACAAAAATAGCATTTGATATTCTGTGTTATTGCAATAATTACTTCAATCAAAACAAGAGTGACCCAAATGTTTTACACTTTATTCAACAGCATATAATAGTTGATTATTATAATAATGATAAAAAACTATTATTAAATGTAATAGATTTAATAAATTATTTACAGTATCAAAGTGGTAATACTATAAAAGATTTTTTTAAAATAAACGCTACAAATCTAAGTTATTATATGAATAGGGATTTAATAAACCTTTAATTATATTTTACGATTGAATCTATATAATTTTTATCGTAAACTGCAATACGTGTTGTTCTATCCCATGTGCTATAATTCATAAGAACTCTATCATCTTCAACAATAATACTTAAACAATATTCAATTGGTTCTCCTTCAAATTTAAACGGAGCTGAGTATCTAAGTAAATTCATTTCAGAATCAAATATAGATATAATATGATAATAATGTCTTGGTTGTTCATATGAAACTATGTGTCCAACAAACCATATTTCAGTTTCTTCAATATCAATTTTAATGTTACCATTAGATATTTCATCTATTTTTTTTGTATAACTAAACCCACAAGTTGAACCACGCACCTTTGAAAATATTTTTGGCATATTTTTTATTTCGGAGACAGTAATAGTATTATTCTCATTTAATTTGCAAATTTTCAATGGATGCCAATTATATATAATACAATTTTCATTCTTGTAATCTGCAAATACCCAATTTTTTTCACAACTACTATTATTAAAAGTTTGTTTTAATTCATTGGCAATAAGTTTTTTAGATTCTAAGTCATAATTTCCTGAAACTATTCCAATAGTATTATTCTGTTGATATCCCGTTCCTATATAGATTAGTTTGTCTTTATATTTATCATAAAATATTCTAACATCTTCTATCCCAATATAACGTCTGCCATCAAAATCAAGTTCAAACCAATCTTCTTTAACAACCTTAAAATCATTATTAAGTTCCACAAATTTGTTTACTGTAATTATATGTTTATCGCAGTTTAAATAATTACCATTTTGATTAATTAAATAATTAACATACCTTACATTTAATTTATAACCATTTTTATCATTATTTGGAATTAAACAACTTGATGAAGAAGTAAGAACAACATTCTCATTATTTATTTCAGAGACAATTGAGTTGTCTAAAATATATTTTGATTTAAGTTGTAAAATATGCTTGTAAAATTTTATATTTGATAATAAATTGTCTCTTTCACCCTCATTATTATTATAGTTAAGAACTGTTATGACCTCATCATTAATCAATTTAACACCATTATATGCGGCAATAATTGTATATTCATAAAATAATTTAAATTTGTATACGTCATTATGTAAAAATAAATAATGGTCTCTATTTCTATTTTTATCAAGATACTCTTTACACATATTAAAAATTGTAAAAGCCATTTTATTTTTGCCATTAACTCTATAATAATTCATTAATTCATATAATCCTTCTAGACGCTCTGGATAGAAATTATAACCTTCCATCCAATTCCATAATGCATCTGCCATTTTTTGCTGTTTCATATAGCATAATCCAATTCTATAATAACTATACCAAATTTCTTCCTTCCATCCACCAATTTGAATTCGTTTATTATAAATATCAATTGCTTCATTAAATCGACCTAAGTCGTGATAACTATTGGCTAGATAAGAATGATACCTTCCATTGTTAGGTTCTTCTTTAATTCCATCAGTTAAAAGTTTAACATCTCGTTCAAATTTGTCATTTTTACACCCACCATCACCAATATCCTTAATAAAAATAATATCTTTATCAATTGTTGCGAGAGTTGCACTTCCTGGTTTATCTAGATATTCGTGTGTTACTCCAATATATTTAAATTTACCATCATTTTTTATAATTCGCATATTTTGATAATAAAATGAATCATTTCCTTGAATAAGATTAAAACTATCAGCAGTTTTAAGTAAATTTTTATCAAATAATTTTACTTCTAAAATCATATCAGCATCAAGTAAAATAACAAAATCGGACATTCCAATACAAGATTGTAATGCAAAATTTCTATTATGACAAAAATTTTTAAATGGTTCCTGAACTACTTTTCCAGCTATATTTTTATTTTTGAAATAATTTTCAATAATTTCAATTGTATTATCTGTAGAACCAGTATCACAAATACAATAACAATCTATTATTGAAATAACAGAATCAAATAATCTAGTTATAATTTTACTTTCATTTTTGACAATCATATTTAAACATAATGTAGGTTTCTGAGACTCACTTAGTATTAATTCCATAATAATTAAAATAAATAAGTATTTAAATTAAAATATATCTTATAAATATATAAAATGGCATTTACGAGATTTAAATATGATGATTGTAGAACAAAAAAAGCATTACAACAAGCAACAGACCCTGGTAGATGGATTTTAAATGTTCCAGGTAATGGTGCAAATCCTTGTTATATGGAAGACCCGCAAATTATTATTCAAAAATGGGGAGCAAATTTAAGAACAAATACAATAAATTTAGAAAGCGAATTAAGAGGTGTAAATAGACATTTAAGTAGAGATTGTTTAGGAAAAGATAATTACCAAAATTATAATGTTTCGAATCAAGCAATTCAATATCCTACATGTGTAAATTTAACTACGGAACAATCACGTGCTACAAATCCTGCATGGTGGTATAGAGATTTAGAACAAAATAATTATGATTATCCTCCATTAAATCCACAGGTAAATGTCTGTCTTCCATTTCAAAATAATTTAAGCACAAGAATTTTAGAGAAAGATTACTTCACTCCAAAGAGAGATTGTGTATTAAACGAAACAAAACAAATGTTACCATCAAGTTATAATTTAATTAGAGGTGGATATGTAGGGGGTCCTAACACCTGTCAACAAACAAATTCTTGTCAAAATGTTCTATAAATTTAAGATTATTATATATGAATTAAAATATAATACTCTATATATATAAATATGGAAATAGCAGTCCCATTAATAGCATTAGGTGGTATGTATGTAATATCAAATCAAAAAAACGAAGAGTGTACTAAAAAAGAAATCAGAAAAACAATGCAAGAAAATTACACTAATATGGGAACAAGAACAAATTTAGCTACAAGACAAAGCGAACGATTTGGCAATT